CAACAGGCAACACCTTTGCCACGGGCGACAACCCGACAGCGGCGACGCTTAATGCGGCGGTGAATAGTGCTACGTTTGCTTCGGGAGCGGTGGATAGCAGCACGACGCAGCTTTCGGGTGGGGCTATTATCGTCAAGGATGGGGGCGTAACGCCGGCCAAACTAAGTACGGGGCATCCTGAGTGGACGGTAAGCGGGGCTTTGAGTGCCACGTCGATGCAATCAACGCCTATTGGGGCCACAACCCCCTCTTCCGGTGCGTTTACGACCCTTTCGGCCACGGGGACGGTTTCCCTCTACGAAGTGATAGAAAAGGCTTCTATTACGGGTGGAGCCCTATCTGGGACGGTGCAGCACGATGTCTTGAGCGGTGCGGTGGTCTATTATACGGCGAATGCGTCGGGGAACTGGACTTTGAACGTCCGGGGCGATAGCGGGACTACGCTTAACGCCTCGATGGCGACGGGAGACAGCGTAACGCTGGCGATGGTGACGACCCAAGGTGGGACGGCCTACTATGCGTCGGCGCATACGATTGACGGCAACGCGGTGACGCCGAAGTGGGCGGGGGGTACGGCTCCGTCAGCGGGCAATGCATCCAGCGTGGACCTTTACACGTACACGATCATCAAGACGGGTGCCGCAACGTTTGTGGTATTGGCTAGCCAAACGCGATTTGCCTAATGGCTGAGGTTATTACCAATCCATACGATCCGTCCAACCCGTTTGATTTTAACAACCAGGGTGGTGATGGCGGGTTCTATGACGGCGGCGCCAACATGCCGTGGAACCCTTTTGCGAACAGCAATTACGGCAACCCGTTTACGGGTGTCGATCCGTCGAATCCTTACGACACGTTTCCTTCTGGAACCTATGTAGGTGACGGAAGTAATCCGTTTACGGGCGGGCTTGGTGGCAATCCCTTTGGGACGGTGAACTTTGGTGGCACGGGTGTTGGGCCTTATGCTGGGCCCACCGGCACAACGCAGCCGGGTGGCTTTAATCCGCCGGCTGGCTGGGAGGTTGACAAAGTTGATCTTGGCCCGTGGAGTCAGGGTGGCGGAGAGATTTGGTCTAAACCTCTGCCGCCTCCGAGTCAGTTCCCCAACATTCAATTTGGCATCCCCGACTTTAACATCGGGACGGGAGGTTTAATTATTGGGGGCGGTATCCTTGGAAGTGGTATTTTTGGTGGTGGAGGTGGCGGTGGCGGCGGAATGCGCGGTGGTGGTCCCGATGTGGAAAGTGGAACGGGGACACAGGGGCCCATCGTACCGCCTATTACTGACGGTGGTGGCACACAGAACCCGCCTTTGACAAAGGATGACATAAGCGGTCCATCCAAAGACGTTCTCTTCCCGCCAGCCGTCTGGGACGGCAGCATGGATCAGGAGTCCAAGAATCGTTGGGACCCGCGCATCCCTTTTCCCGGAACTAGCCAGCCCCCAAGCGGCGAAGGGACCAAGCCCGCTGATATAATCGTCCCGCCGATCATTCCGGGCGCCCCTCCGGGTAGCCCTAACGAGAACACTACGCCAACCACGATTTATAAGCCACTTGGCCCCGTGATGCCAACTCCGCCTGCCGGCGGTGGTAGCAGCGGTGGTGGTGGCACCAATCCGCCGACTAATACACCCCCAGCTACGCCCAACATTCCGATCAACGTTATGAACCGCAATTATCTCCAAGAGGGGCAGCTAGGCGTAGATGCCATGCGCCAGCTCATGCCTCAGCTTTTGGGGCAATATGCGCAGTTCTCGGGGCAACCGGGGCAGGCTGATGCCGCCAATTTCTACAATCAGCTTATCGGGCAGAATGGGGCAAATACGTGGAATCCTGAACTGACGCGGCTGGCCAATGAGCAAACGATGGCGTCCAATACGGCGCTGCGGTTTGCCAATGTGGGCGACGTGGAGGCTTTGTCGGGGCGGGCACAGGCTGCGCAGCGTGCAGCCAATCCTGAACTTTACGGGATGCTGGGTGCGTATTCGGGCGGGGCGCAGCAGCAGCTTGCCAACGACTATGCCGCCGTTGGGCGCGGGGGCCAGCTTACGGCTGACGAGATTCGCATGGCGCAGCAGAGTGCCCGTGAGGCGGCTGGTGCCCAAGGGCGCTTGCGGGGTAGTGGAACGCAGGCTGCGGAGGTCTTGAATCGTTTTCAATACCAGCAGCAACGCGACCAGCAGAACCGGGCTAACCTCGGGCAATCGCAACAGGCGGCGCTAGGGGGCATGAATGCTTCGGCGCAGGCTGCTTTTAATCCGTTCTCGACGCTGCTGGGTCAGGGCATGAATACGCAGAACGTGGGGACGAATCAGACGCTGTTTAATCAAGGCACGGGCTTTTCGTCTGGGGCGTTGTCGAATCAATACACGCAGCAGCTTACCAATCCGTTCAACCCGTATGCGGCTGACGTTTACGGGAGCAACTTTAATGCGGAGAATGCTCGTGCGATTGCCAACAGCAACAACTCGGCGTATTCTGACGCTGCTAGGAACAAGCTACTGCTTGATGGTCTGGGCAAAATCTTCAACATTGGCGCGGGCCAAGGCTGGTGGGGCGCTCCTGCCGGTTCTACTGGAACCAAGGGTCCTTAACCCTTAATCTTTAATCAAGTGCCCTACAATCCAGGCGTTAATGACATCAGTGGCCAGATCAGAGCCCAAGGGTTCTTGGCTGGCGGCAACAGCCTGCTTGAAGGCATTACAGCGGGCTTTGAGACCATCAAGAAGAACAAGGACGAGGACAAGGCCAACATTGCTTCCATCAAGGCGTTTGACACCATGATGAAGGGGATGGAGGGCATTGCTGAGGGCCTTGGTCCGCAGTTTAAGGAGGCGGTGACGGCCTTGCAGCTCAAAGTAAGTGATACGTCCCAGTCCAACAAGGCGCGGGCACAGGTTGCCGCCCAAGGTATGAAGGGCCTTACGGAGCTGTTCAAGATTGGCGCTGACGTAAAGCAGCAGAACGCCATTGCGGAACAGAATCGCCTTATCAATCAGGCTCGGATTGATTCGGAACTGGCGCAAATGCAGAAGGCCCAATTTGAGCAGGGTGTACAAACACTAACGGGGCGCCTGCTGGAGAACGATCTAAAGATTCCGCCCGAATTGATCGGCAAGGTTGATCCTCGCATGATCCCATTGGCGATGGCGGAAGCCCATAAATTGGGCGGCATGAAGGCGGACGCTAAGGCGGTGGAGATTGACCGACTCCTAAAGAGCAATCCGAATCTGACGCACCCAGAAGCCACGCAGCTTGCTTATGGAATGGCGCAGCTCAGTAAAGACCCGGTGAGCGGCCAAGAAACCATTGTCAACTTGGCTACGGGTCAATCTAAACCCATCAAGTCTGCCCCAAAGCCGGCAGCAGCCCCAGCCGCTGAACCCGCCCAAGCGCCATTTGGCACTCCGCCGTCGCCAGCTCCCGTCGCAGCGGCAAACCAGCCCAAACTTTACGATATGGCCGATAAGGCGACTGGCATCCTGCCCAATGCCATTGCGGCAGTGCAGCGGGTGGCTGGGCTCACGGGTCAGGCTTTGGGCAAGGACAACCTTGAAATCCTTAATGCGCCCGAGATCATTGAGGCGCAACAGGCGCTTGTGTCGGCAAAACAAGACCTTGGCCGCGCTCTTGCAAACAACCCACGCTTTGCAGAGGGGGAACAGCAGCGCATTATGAAAGAGGTGGACATCAGTGGGGGCCTCCTTACTGATCCAACTACGCTAAAGGCGAAGATGCGCAGCGTTAATTCTACCCTGAAGCAGCGTATTGACGATGCCTACAAGGATTACAATAACGAATCGCTTCCGGCATCTGAACGTGCTTTGGCAATTCGAGCGGCTAACGACATGACGCAGTTCCTTATCAAGCTTGGCGTTCCCGAAGAGGGCAAGTCGCAGCCAAAGGAAAAGGCTTCGTTAGAGGAACTTAAGATTGACGGGTACAAGGTGAGGGTTAAATCAACCCGCTAATGGCTGATAAAACCTACATCATTACCGATGAGCGTACCGGCGTAGAACTGGAGATCACCGGAGATAAGCCGCCTAGCAAGGAACAGGCAGATCGCATCTTCTCGCAGGTAAGGGCCAAGCAGGATGGCCCCAGTGGCTTCCTTCCGTTTGCGAACAAGGCTATTGCTCAGACCCTTGGCGCTCCCGTTGACGTGGTGAACCTTGGCCTGTCCAAGATTGGCTTAGGCACAGATAGGCCCTTTGGTGGTTCTGAGAGTATTCGCGCAGGTATGGAGGCCATTGGAGCCCCCACCCCCAATCGTGCCCCCCAGAGCACTTCCGAGTACATTGGACAGGTGGGTGGCGAGGCAACGGCAATGTCGGTTCCCATCCTGAAGGGTGCTCAGATGATGTCCCGTGGTTCTGGCGCTATGGCCGGGGCGGCAAGGCAGATCAATCAACAGGTGGTTTCGGCTCCGATTAAGGCATTGGCCGCTGAGTCTGCCGGCGTGGTGGGTGCAGGCGTTGGGCGCCAGATCGGCGTAGAGAATGAAATGGGGCCGATTGGCCAGTTCGTTACAGAGATGGCTGGCGGCATGACCCCGGCTGTTCTTCCCACCAAACTAGCGGCAGCGGCTACGGGCAAGGCTGCGGGATGGGCCTTCCTGCCCTTTACCCGCCAGGGGTCTTATGATCGGGCCTCTAGGCGCATTCAGGAGCTTGTAGCCGATCCTATCAAGGCCGCTAGGTCCATTGAGGACTTGAAGGGAACCAATCTAAGGCCATCGGCAGCTAGCGAAGAGCCCGGCCTGATGGCGCTGGAGAACGCCGTGCTGGCGGCAGACCCCGCCGAAGCATCTAGGGTCTCAATCAAAACCTCTGAAACGGTCAACGATCTTGTTGAAAGCATCAGGATCAGCGGCAAGGTAACTGACGCGAAAGAGTTCATCACGGCCAAGCGCAACCGGCTTTTTGCGGCGATTGATGCACGCATTGAAAAGGCTTCGGATGAGGCTGCGGCGGCACTTCAATCGGTACAGACCGATCCGGCTGATGGCGCTTCCGCCGCCGTGGCGGTCAGGCAATCATTGGAGACGGCTTTGGCTGATGCCAAGGTTCAGGAGGACTTGCTTTGGAGTGCCGTACCGAAGGACGTTAAAGCACCGATTAGTCCCATAACGAAGAAATACCAGGAGTTAAACGCCTCTCTATCTCAGGCGCAGATCGACGATATGCCCGAGGTTGCTCGGCGAATCCTTGATTCCGCGATTGAGAACAACGTCAAAACGGCCACCGTTCAAGAGATTGACGGGCTTTACAAGCGGCTGGGTGAGGTTGGAACGCAGGCTAGGGCCAACAAGGAATTCAACAAATCGCGCATTACTTCCGGTTTGCGTGAGGCGATTTTGGAGTCCATCGGCAAGGCGGAGGGCAATCCTACCACTAAGGAGGCTTTGGACACGGCCAGGGCTTTCAGCTATGAGCTAAATCAGAAGTTTGGCCGGGGAACTGTCGGCAAAATCTTGGGGCACAGCCGGGAGGGTGGTTCTTCCGTTCCGCCTGAGCAAACGCTGAACGTAGGTGTGGCCAAACCCCGCATGTCGGGTGAACTTGCCCTGCGCGAACTAAAGAAGGCCACGGATGACCCCAACGTTCTTGATGGCGTTCAGACGTTCTTAAAGGAACGCTTTGTACGGGCGGCAACGAGAAACGATGAAGTGGTGCCGGCGCAGGCTGATGCCTTTTTCCGTTCGCACGCTGAAATCCTTGAAGCTATTCCAGAGCTGAATCAGCAGCTTCGGACGGCGAGGAATACGGCAGACGTTGCCCGCCGAATCGAAAAGTCGGGAGACTCCATGCGTCGTGCCCTTGATCGGCCTGACGTTTCAGCCACGGCCCGATTTCTCAATGGTCCCGTGGACGCTGAAATCAATCGGGTGATGACCTCGAATGATCCAGTGGCGGTGATGGAGCAGGTTGTCCGAGTGGTCAAGAAAGACACCTCTGGCAAGGCCCTTGCTGGCCTGAAGGCTGGCGCAAGCGATTGGCTGATTGACCAAGTGACAAGCCCCAGCGTTACGGACATTGCGGGTCGTCCTGCCTTCAATGGGATCAAGCTGAAGTACGAATTGGAAAAGGATAGCGTAATCACCCCGCTTTCCAAGGTCTTCTCACCGGACGAAATCAAGAACTTGAAGCGGAGTGCCGATCTTCTTGCCCGCATAGAGCGGCAAAGAAAAACGGGGGAAACGGTTCCGATCATCAATGACCGGCCGGCGTGGCTACTGGACATTGCCGGGCGCATCGTAGGCGCCAAGGCTGGTGCGGCGCTTTCACAGACCCCTGGCGGGTCAATTCAGGCGGCTTCCATTGGTTCCAGCGCCGTTCGTGACTTCATGCAGCGCATGACGGCCAACAAGGCCAAGCAGCTCATCATTGACGCCCTTTCAGACCCCGCTCTGATGCAGGCTCTGCTTGAACATCGTCCTAACCTAAAGCTGGAACGGGCAAAGCATGAGGGCGTGATTCGTTCATGGATGCTGGCGGCTGGTTCTCGACTTCTGACTCCAGAGGAGCTTGAGAAAGCCAGACGAGAAGAGGATCAGCGTCGTCAAGTTGGCCTAAGAGGTCCATGACGGGATAGAGCGCGGATTCGTGTTCTTCGACGAGCGCCACGAGGCGCTTTAGTTCTTGTTTGTCCATAAAGACGACGAGCTAGCGGCTAACGGCAACGCTCGTCCTTGAGCTTGATCCCGCGATAGTGGGTGGCGTGTTGCACCACGCTGCGCTTCAGCCCTACGGCCTTGGCAATCTCGTTGGCGGTGTAGCTTCCGCTTTTTGCCATCTTCACCACCGCTTCCACCTGTTCGGGGCTGGTGCGTGGCTTGCGATAGACGCAGCTTGGGTTCTGTTCCTTGGGCAATGCGCCTCCGCCAGCACGCATAAACTTGGCGCATTTGCGCGCCACCATATCGAGGAATCCTTCGGTTTCTGTCATGTACATGTTAGTTGTCCTTTCTATTGGGTGTAGTTTTCAAAGCGGGTGATGTCCCGCAGGAAAGACAGTTTAAGGGTGCCCACAGGGCCGTTGCGCTGCTTGGCAACCACTAGATCCATGCTATCCGCCGCCGTCTGATATCTATCATCCGCGTCCTTGGGCCTAGAGAGCATCAGCACCACATCGGCATCCTGTTCAATGCTCCCCGACTCACGCAAGTCTGAAAGCCTCGGCGGGCGATTATCCTTCTCCGAAGAGCGGTTGAGCTGCGATAGGACAATGACAGGAACGTTCAGCTCTTTGGCCAATGCCTTAAGCCCCCTAGAAGCCTCCGCCACCTGCTGTTCCCGTGGCGTAGAGGCGTTCGTAGGTGCCATGAGTTGCAGGTAGTCCACGATGATGCAGCCAAGCGGATTCCGGGCATGAACCCGCCTTGCACGGGCTCGAATGTGTGAGACGGGGATGGCGCTCGTATCGTCAATAAACAGGCCGGCACGGGCGATGTCGTCGGCAGCGTTCTTCATCCGCAAGAGGTCGTCCCCGGTCTTGGAAACCAAGCCGTCACGCAGTAGCTTCATGTTCACGCGGGCACGGGAGCAGATCATGCGCTGCATGAGTTGGGTGCCGCTCATCTCCAAGGAGAAGATAAGGACGCCCACGCCCTTGCCCGTTTGAGGATAGATCATAGCCTCGGCGATGTTCAGGGCGAGGGCAGTTTTTCCTTGGCTAGGGCGGGCTGCAATGATGATGAGGTCAGACTTCTGGAAGCCCCAAGTGAGGCAGTCCAAGTCGGCGAAGCCGGAACGAAGCCCCGTCATTTCCCCCTTCCGCGACACCATCGTATTGATGATGGCCATAGCTTCGGGGACAATCTGCCGGGCGGGCACCGTCTTGTCGCTCACCCGTTTCTGGGTGGCGGCAAACATCTTTTGTTCGATGCCGTCCATCAGCTCGTCGATGTGGCCTGAGTTGGCGTAGCACTCCTCCACGGCCATCGTGCTCGTCCGAATCACCTCTCGGCGCAGGGCCAACTCCCTTACCTTGCCGAGGAAGTAATTAGCTTCGGCGGTGGTTGGGACCCGGCTGCTTATCTGAGCTAGGAAGGGATAACCACCGAGGCTGTCCAACTCTTGCCTAGAGCGCAGCTCCTCGCCCAGAACGTCCACGGTGCAGGCTTTGCCGGCGGCAAACAGCGATTCCAGCACGTAGAAGATGCGGGCGTGGCGGGGCTCGTAGAACGAAGTGCTGGTAACGTGAGCCTCGTAACAGCGATTGATGACATCGGGGCCGTCGAGGAGGATGCAGCCCAAGAGCTGTTCCTCTGCTTCGATGCTATGGGGCAGGGTACGCGGTAATTGGTCGCTCATTTCTCTAGGAGGGCATTCCTGATGGTGGAAGAGAGTTCTGCCCAAGTTGCAGGACGTGCTGCATCGGGGAACTTAATGTTCCATGCTTCGCGCCAATTGGGGGGTTCGCTGTAAATGTCTGGTCCTGCCTTCGGGCGCCCAGGGGTGAACGTCGTGTCGGCAGAAGCCTTGGCCAGAAACTTGTCAAACAGCATTACATCGTCCTTCTTGTCCCTCAGCTTGGACGGGGAAAAGAAGTTCTGGCGCCAGAAGGGATCGTGCCTTCCAAACTTGCACACCAGTACAACCTGTTCCTTGGTGCGCTGGTCAATGCGGATCATCTTGTCGTAGCAATCTGCCCAACGATTGCGGGTGGCCTCCGTCACTTCAATCTTCGGCGCCTCCGTTTCGGCCAGCAGGGCAAGGAACCAATCGACGAACTTGTGGCCTTCGTCTGAAGCTTTCTTACCTAGTTCTTCGGCATCTGGCGGCACGGGCTGCGCCAATTGGCCAGACGTGTCTGGCTTTGGTTCGGGCTTCGGGAAGTACAGCTCGTTCAGGAAGTCGGCGAGATAGCCGAACAGCATGTACCATTGATCCCGCTGAGTTGGGGAAAGGTATCCGGGTTCGCCGTCACGTTCAACTATCCATTGGCGGGCAATGGCTAGGGCCTCTGTGTGTGTTTTTGTGGTCTTCATGTTTAGTCCCTAAAATAGTATTTGACAAAGATGTGCATAAATGATGCTACAATACCTCCAACATGTAGTGGTAGCTCTGAGGAGAACCACTGGGGGCGCAGGGGAGATTCCTCTCGCCCCCTTAACTGCCTTCGTACCTGACCACCGTCAACGTACCATCGGCCATTGCAGCCTTGAGGGCTAGGGCCAGCTCATGCCCAAAGTTCTCGGCATTCTGCCGATTGAAAGTTGCCGCTCCTTCTATGGCTTCTGCCAGAACTAAGATAGCTGCTCCCGTTTCCGTTATGTCGAGGTCTTCCCGGAGGTTAATGTATCGCTGTACTGCGTTTGAGTTCATGTTATTCCTTGTTTTGGTTTCTCTAGGCTAAGATGTACCGTTCGGCCTTGCGGCCGCACTCTCGGTTCGCTTTGCTCACCTCGTACGAGATGTTTTTCTTAGGGGCTGATACGCTGAGGTTCAGGGTTAGTCGCGTCGCTACACCTCACCCCCTATAAGGAGGAAGTGAGGGTTCTAAGGGGATACGCTAGAGGACTAGGAAGCCTGCGTTTGCCACGTTCCCGGATAGCCGTGCTGGTTCTGCTCGTCGCCCACGTTGCAGCTTGAGGCTGCACTATCCGGCATTCACCCAGGATGTATGTCTCCTGCGCAAGATTAAGCTCCTGTCGGGTGTCTAGGGAGCGCCAGATCACTAAGCCCGGCTGGCAGCAATAGCCAGCGTTGCAGGTTGTCCGGCCCTTATCGCCAACCCCTCGCCGTGAGAGTGGGCCAAAAGAAAAGGGCCCCGCGGTATGTGCTTCCGGGGGCCCTCCAAGGACTAACACGAACAAATTGAAGGCTCGCAGCGGCACATATCGCTTTGAACAAGGCCAAGAGAATACCACAGAGTCCGACCGTCAAGCCGATTTGTTCGTTATTTTTCATCTATTTTCGTAAACGGATGTAGCCAAGGAAATAAGCCTATGACGAAATTCTGCCGGCGTGTGGATTCTGGGCGTGCTATCGGTGCCGCCACCCCTTGCGCCCACTTCGCCCAGCCGTTTCGCCCTAGTGAGTCCCATGCGGGCTATTACGGCAGGATCTAGTCGGGCCTCACTATGGCCCCAAAGAAGTTCGGGAAGCTCGGTTTTGCAGGCGTACAGCAGGGTGGGCTTGCGGGCATAGTGGCCGTATTTGCCCTGTTCCACGCAGCAGGTGTAGCCCCCTTGGTCATCAGCCACTATCCACCCACCGCCCCTGGACGGCTTCGCAAGGCCGAAGTGCTTCCATGCGTGCGATCCCCAGGGGTGCTCCAGTACGCCGCCCCACTTGCGGACGGCATACAAGGCCGCAGCAAAGCACCCGCCATCGGCGCCCTTCTGCTTCCTGACTCCGGTGAGCTTTACCGTGAGCGGCTGGCCGAACCACATCTTGCCCCAACGCTGACAGGGTGGATGTGCCACGACGGGATAAGGACCGGCATATAGGCGTGCGTCGCGTGATTCAGGCCACGGGTCCACGTTTGGCAGTCCGTAGTAGCTTCCCCCCTCCTGGACAAAGAGTGCAGCGATCATGGTGTCGGCACGAAGTTGTTAAAGTCCTCTTTTTCGTCTAGCATGGCCCGTTCTGCGCCCCTATGCAGGGCAGAAACGGCCGAATGGCTCTTGGCTATGGCCTTGTGCCATTCCCTGTCGTAGCCGTCCCGCTCGGCGTTGTAGGCCATGCGGCGTAGCTCATCTAGGTGTTCTTTGGTGGTCATGTTAGATTGGCGCCACGGGCGGGATTCAAACCCGCATCCGCCCTCGTCGGGCAAGCTACTTCGCACCCATCCCTGGGGCCGGTATTCATTCCCGGTTGCTCCACCGTGGCAAAATTGGTTAAAGCCTCAATAGCTTTGGTTTGAAGTGCCGAACTCCAGTCGTCTGCGTTCACGTAGCCTCTCAGCGCCTCACGCAGCTGGTTGTTCTCGCGTTCAAGCTCGCGGGCAAATTCCGGTGTAATCGGGCAGCGATCCCAACCCGCGTTGAAGCCTTCCATGTGCTTGTCCGTTCTGGGTGTATCGCTCATTGTAATTTCCTCACTTCGTTGTCCAGCATGGTCTTCTTGGTATGACATTTACGGCATAAGACCTGAAATCCGCCCTCCACCGTCATCCTGGCCACGAACCCCGGCAGGTCTTCCAAGCACTTGAGGCGCCCGCAGGGCACCACATGGTCCACCTGTACGTCATCCCGCTTGAACTTGCCGTCACAGGCCGCGCACCTGTACCCATGTTTCCGGCCCCGAGGCCCCGGCCAAGGGAACTTAGCTGCCCTCAGCGCATCCTGGGCCGGCTTCCAATAGCGGAACATCCGCCGCAGCCCCGAACGTATCATGCCCCAATACTTCGCTTCCGTCCATGTTCCGCCATTACGGGTGCGCTCTACGCGGCCCTTCTTTGGCCCTTTCCTGCCCTTTACAGGCGATTTGACCCCCTGGACGGGTGCTGACACGGGTGGGAGCAGCAAAGAGGCTGGAATCGTGTAGATTCGCGTCGATCCTGTCCCAATGGTGAAATGTTCGTTCATTTGATAGTCCCTGCCCTTAGTGCTGCCTTGCAATCGCCCCGCAGGTAGTGCCCCGCCATGTCCTGCGAAATACCTAGGAACTCGGCAATGTACTTCCTACTCACGTTGAACCTGCGAAGGTGGTACACCTGCCACGCCAGCTTCTCGGCTTCAGCGTGGTTTCGTCGTGGCCGGTGTTTCTTCATTTCTTCTCCTCGTTCTCGGAAAGGGCTCGCGCCGCAATTTCACGGCACAACTGAAAGCCCTCGGCTGCGTCTCTTACTTGGCTCATTGTAAGCCCTTGGATTCTAGCCAGCGCCTCCCGCAGCTCGCGCGTGGCGGGTTCGACGGCGTGCGTGTCGATAATCCGCGACGCCTCTAGGCCGATGCCGTCTGGCATGCCGTTGCCGGCAACCAGCGTTTTTAGCGCCAATCCCAACAGCTCACCTGCCGCGCGCATCGCGTGCTTGCTCGGTTGCGTGCTCATGTGGTCTTTCGCGGACGGAATAGTCCGCCGCATTTTGCGTTTTGGGTGTAGGTGTCGCGAGCCGTGAAACAGTTGGTTCTGATGCAATACGTTTCACCAGGAGCGATCCTGAAGTACTCGCATTCACAGCACTTTGTTGCGCGGATGGTCGGTACCCTATCGGCTTCTTTCAGCCGGCCATCAGCAAATGCCCGCTCAATATCGCTGTCGCTCATGTGCTCGCTTCCTTCTGCGCCCGCTTGGCCAAGTTCGCGATCTCGGCCGAGTAGTCAGAAGCTCGATCCGAACCTCCGCCTCCTTCAAGGCCATGAGCTTTGCAATATCGGTCGTATTCGTAGTCGCTCCAGATCGGCGCATTCATCACGTAGTAGAGATATTGGTGTATTAGCACGATTTGGTAGTGGGTCAGTTTGAATTTCAACCGAAACTTCAAGTTTTGAGGCATTTCTAGGCGCGCTGAAAAATAAGCCTTGATTTTTTTGAGGAAAATGCGATTTTCCCGCCACTTTCTGCTAAATGCAGTTGAGGCGATCTGAAAAGGTTTCTTCACGAAAACCCCGGAGAAATCCGGGGTTTCTTCGTTTCTGAGATTTTGGCTTTTGCGTTGTGGGTTCATGGTTTCATCCCTCCCTTAATCGGCACGCCGATGGAGCGCAGGGCTGCGCGGGCAATATCCTCCCATGTCTTCAGATACTGTCCACTCCGGCCATAGGCTGCCATGTCGTTGGCCACCTGCTCAACCAGAGCGTCTGGGTTGTCGATTGGGAGTTCAAGGTATTTTGGCACTTCCCTCCAGCGTATCGTAAGGCCGTCACCGTTCTTCACGGCGGTAAATGCTGGCACAATATGGCCCTTAATCCTCGCCGGCTTCTTGGCTTTGCGTTGTGGGTTCATGGTTTCATTGCTGCGTCGATTGCTGCGCGGGTAGTCGGGTGCGAACGGACGCTTTGAATCTTTCCCGCCTCTTGCGTAAGATCGTAAGCCCTCCAGCCGTTCAGTTCGCAAAGGTCGGCTTTCTTCTCATCCAGCCAATCCAACCGCTCCGAATCCTTGCGCGCCTCGGCAAGCTGGGCCTCTAGCTGGGTGACGCGCTTTTCAAGCCTCTGAGTGTATAGGTAGCTGCCCGGCTGTCCGGCTGATTTCTCAATAACCTGTTCGGCGGATTGAAGCTCGGCCTCTAGCTGGCTGACGCGGCGTTCGAGGGTGCGGGCGTGGTTAAGGAAGTCTGCTGGAACCTTCCCAGCGCATTTAAACTGCCAATCCGTCAGTGGCGTGTCGCTGCTCATGGCTGCTCCTCCTTCGGCTTAAACTTGCGCCGGGCATCCGCTGCCGCCTTTTCCTTCACCCAAGCGTCAAACTCACCCTTGGCCAGCGCAGCATAGTCCACATCTCCCCTACGTTCCAGACGCTCACGAACGGCCCGTGCCTGCCAATTACGTTCGCTGTCACGGGTGATGTCGTCCCTGTCAAATGGGCTGTGATTCATGGCGCGACCTCCTCCATCTTCGGTTTGGTTGATTCAACCCAAGCCAGATACGCCTTCAATTCCCTCAGGGCGTTCTTCGGAAACGTAGGCGAATGCCAATCGTCCCGATCCCCCGCTTCTAGCCATGCGTTGACGCCAACGATGGCCAGTCGCGCTTGCAAAAGCTGCTCGCGTGTGGCGCGCAGCTCGTCGTAAAGACTATCCGTATAGTCTTGAATCCTGTCCGTGCAGTCCTTGTCGCTCATTTGATTGTGTGGTTAAGGTTAGAATGGAACGTTTTCACTGTCGCCGACAATGGCCGGATCGGCCCCGGCTTCGAGCTTCTTGGTCTCGGTGATGGCCTTGCCGCCGCTAACCTGGGCAATCCACTCCTCGGACTTCATGATCTTGTCCTTGATGAACTCCGGCATGGCCTCGGGGAGCACAATCGCCCCAGTTTTAGGCAGGTCGAACGTCAGGGTTGGGGCCAAGGGCTTAACCAGCGGCATTCCCTTTGGCAATGGCATCAACCCCTCGATACGGGCGTAGGTTTTCGTCCCGTCGTCGCTCTTCTTGTGAATGACGTTGATGAGGCAGTTCGCCCCAATCAACTTGGACAGCTCGAAACCCTTCAGCTCCTCCTCGGTGAAGGGACGGCCCCGCCACGATTGAAGGGCCGCACGCAGATTCGCCTTCTTACCAAGACTGAGCGTGTATTCCTTGCCAATGACGCGGGGTTTCGGGCCGTCATCGGTCACGACCGTCTCGCCGGGGATTTCCCAGCCAATCTGGACCTTGCGTGCGGCGATGTACGCCGTGTTGGTCGGCGTTTGCGTGCCGAGGTCAATCACGCTGTAGCAAACCCCCTGATGGACTCCCGCACTTACGGGCTCGAATGTCTTTCCTTCTGAACCTTGTTTAGCGATGGGCATGATGTTTAATCGGTATGGTTTTGGGTATCGTTTTGGTTTTGTTGTGAAATCGGCTTAACGCCGAAGTGGGATCAACTGGGAAATAGCTCTTGTCGGCTTTTTGCTCAGGCGAGCGGAAATCGTCGGCCTCATAGGCTTCTAGCCATGCGTTAGCCGACGACACGACTAAAGCCTGTTCAATGCACGTCGGCGCCGCGAAACGGTTGAGAAAACCGTTGATGATGTTGGCGGCGCTATCCTTTGCCGCGCAATCGCTCAATTCTCTTTGGTATGGGTTCATGTTAGTCAATCGGCCCCGCAAAGGTCCAGTTTCCGTTATAGGTTTGCGTTGCAACAAAGGTTCGCCCCTCAATTTTGACGAGCCTGTACTTAATACCGTCTCTGGTCTCCCGCAGGCCGGGAGAGTGCTTGTTTCCCATGTTCTGAGCCTCGCCGCAACCTGCTAGCAGCAGAGTCGCAATGACCAATGCAACGGCTGTGTATGTGTTTTTCATGTTAGTCCTTTGGGGTTATACTACGATTGTGTCGGGAACGGCCCCGGCCTGCCCTTGTAAGTTGTTTTTTGCTTGGCTGGAATAGGTGCCGGGACCGAACGTAACGGGGCTTGTATTGTAAGGGAAGTTATTCCCGATGATGTTAAAACCACTACAAACATCCGTTGTCAACACTCCGTTGTGATATGCGTTGATTTCGCAGCCTTGCACCTGCACGTTTCGGCAGTTTTGGGCGATGACACCATACGATGCCTCCAAGCAATTCATGGTTTCGGGTATCATTTGGCAACCCATGATCGACACCCCGTGCGTGTGTTCGAGGTGGAAGGCCGCAAGCCCTCCTGTGACCCCGCCAAACCTATTTTCGATCATTCCACCCTGCCATTGCAGCGTGTGAATCCGCCCCGCGCCCACGTAGGGATCGCCCCGGAGCCAAACGCCACGCTTTACGGCTACCATGCTGCAATTTGAACAAAACAGCCCCTCGGTGTTGTATTTCTCGGCGTGCGCCTGGAGCCCTGTTGCCCAAAAGTTGCAACGAACGTTGGACAAGTGGGCATTGACGCACATGCCACGCAATTTGACGCCGGCCCCGGTCATCTTTGCCCAGTCGCCACCGTAGGAGCCACCGGAAACGAACACGTCCTCAAGCTTAGGATTCCAAACCCCTTCAATTTCGATGCCTTCGCGCCAGTAGCTATGCGCATTTGATCGCACTTCGACATCCCGCAGCCTCAGCGGACACCCGCCGTGCTCGTTTGAGGCTGTTGGCTGGCCCATGCTGATCTTGAGCCCCCTGCCGCATTGGCCTGCCCCTGCGTTGAAGGAAAGGCCCTGTATGTCGAGCCCATAAGGCTGATGGATTCCGTCCTGCTCCATCAGGAACGTGAACCCATCGCAATTCTCGAATAGCAGCCGAGACACGTTCGGCCCGTAGCCACGCAGGCTGAGGCTATGATTGCCCACCAAGCGCACCATGCTTTCGGTTATGCGATATGTGCCAGGCGGAAACTCCACGCAGCCATCGCGGCCCATTGCTGCCGATAGGGCCGAGGAAACAGCCGTTGTGTCATCGTTGGATCCGTTGGCCTTGGCTCCAAAGTCTTGTGGTCGAAATATGTTCATGTGCTGCCCCTAAAAGATAATTTCGGCATACCATCCACCGGCATTGACCCAACAAACTCTTCGCCGTTAGCTGTTTTGTGCCTTTGGGAAAGGTATCCCCAGTTCACCAAACGACGTTCTATCTCAATTTCTGGCGGCGATAACTTAACCACAGGGCGACAGGCTAGGGCGAAGGCGCAGAGGGCTTCAATCGTCCATTCTTCTGCATTGATTATCAAGGGCGCGCGGAGGGAAAAACCAAAGTCTCGCGTATCTGGCTTAAGCGGCGTTGAATCGTCTGTTTTCATCGAAAAAGCCTCCGTTCTTCTGAGGCGATGTAAAACGCATCCTTAAGGCGCTTAATTTCTGCACCAAATAGCCATTGCGCGGCAATAGGTGCCCGGCGCTGGCGAGACACGGCATCTCTGTAAAGCCGGGCAATTTCTTGAGGCGGCGTGCTTAGTAATTTATCTATATTCATGTGCTCTTTTCCTCCTGTTTGGTTTCCTGTTCTCTCTGTTCGTGATTCTCTAACCATTGGACGCGGGCTAATGCTTCGCGCCATGCAATGTCCATTGGCCAGCCGTTAAGCGTTAGTCGCGTGTAAATGTCCGTAAAGCTTTCGCCAAGTGGTGAAGGCGAATCTGCTAGGGATGGAACCTCGTGCCAGTTTGCCAAACAGTTGGGATTGCTGAAGGCGTTATCCTGGCGGAGTTGCCATTGAAACCCGGCACGCGGAGCCCTTAGAAAATCTGGTTTGTTCATGAGTTGGAATCTTCTTTGTCTGTCTGTTCTGTTTCAAGTGGTGGCATAGCCTTGCGGCTGATGAGCGCAACGCCCAACACGAGCACGCCAAAGGCAAGTAGGGCCATGCCGCAGATGATGAGAAACGTATTCATGGCGTGATAAAGCCCAGCAGCACCAGCGCGAACACGTAGCAAATGCCGATGTAAAGCGCGGCATGGAATAGAGCGGAGAGAACAGAGGGGAATGCGTTGTGTCGTTTCATGGGCTGATGGCGTCAGCTACCAAATTAAACCATTGCTCATCCGAGACGTCGGCCGGATCGGCGATTCCACGGGCAGACAGAAGCCCGATCATGCGTTCCGCCTCCTCGGTGCTGGCGTCAGCGCCCATGCGTTGGCGAATTTCCTCTGTACTAAGTGTATTGTGTTTCATGTTTGATTCCCTTCGCGATCACAAAAAGCGAATCCCTCCTCAGCCAAAATAGAGCGCACGCAATCATTCGCGTCGTCCATTGCACTGGCAAGGTTGCCAACATTCAGGCCGTCCCCTTCCCACGTTTCTTGCCATTGGTCGCGAAAGTACATGCCGCAGGGCAAATCGGGCAAGTCCTGAATTGAAAGTCCGCAAATCCGTTTTGCTGCTAGGCTAAGGCAAGCCGTTGCAAGTGATCTGGCCCCTTTCCTTGTCAAAATGCTTTGCGCCCGTTCAAGCAATGCCGAATCAATCTTTGTGTTCATGTCTTTGCCTTGTTTACTAGTTTGAATCAATCTGGACTCATCAGCGCCCGCAAATACGGGCGGACCGGCACCGCTGCCGGTTTCGTCCTTTCAACCAACCACAAATCCGCTCTCGTCTTTCTTGCCCTGGCCTTTCGCCTTCAGGCCAACGACCACACCTTTGCGATCTAGGAAGCGCAAATCCGAAACATCGCCGTCAATGACGGGAAAACCAGCCCAAATTGCCGGCAAATCCGAAGCGAAAACGACCGCGACATTTCCGCCAGCCCTTAGCACGTCGATTGCTTGCGCTTCGTTCACTTCAGAACGGGAAAAGGTCAAATCATAGTTAGCTGGCAACGCTCCCTTTGCTGCCTGCAATGCACGTATCGGCGATTTTGTGTAATCGTAAAACTGCACCTTGGGAAACTGTTCCATAATGCCGAGCCGCTCCCATGAAATATCCGACGTTCCGTTAAGGCGAATGCACGCTTGCTTGCCCTCCTTTTCGCAGTGCATAACAAACGTAGCGATGTCCGCGATGAGTTGAGCCTTAAACACAGGAAACGAATCAAAGAAAAGCCGGGTCTTGCGAATCCGGGCCGATTTCACGTTGGCAAAAGCGCCCCGGCCTGCCGAATAAAGACATGCAAGGGTGCATCCCGCAGATCGATTCGGGCAAACTTCACCGCGCCCCGCCATCTGCGCCGGAGCCAAATAGAGAATAGCAGTGCGCCAGCCGAATTGTTCGCCTTTGCTAGTCTTGGCGTCGGCGCCCACTGATAAGAGATTCAATTTCATGTTCGTATTCCTTGTTTGTTTCAGTGTTGCTGTTTGCTGTGCTGGGAAGGGTTAGCGTGCGGCAAGCACCGCCTGCCAACCCATGTTGGAGTAAAACGCATCGGGCTTGCCCGCCACCTCAGCCTGTAAGACTGCAATTGCGGCAGCGTGTGCAGCACTCGGGTCAGCGATAAGTTTCTTGGCAGCCTTCTTAGCCTTAGCGAAGTAACAGTGTTTTGTTTCCATGCCGCACACTTTACCAGATGAAGGATAAAATACTAGCTGGGAGAACACCTCATATTTCAGCTAGGGTGATTTCCCTAGTCCTCCCGACCATACCACCAAAGTAGTATGCCGCACTCAGTGACTTCAAAGGTAAGCGTCTAGAATCCATCCCCACGCCCCCCATGCATCGCCCACGCGCCCTGGCGCCGCCCCGGAGCCTCTCACTCATATACAGTTGAGCCGCCCCAGTGGCCGCCCCGGCTCGCGGTGCTCGCCGCACCGGTCAGATCCAAACCGATAGGTTTAGCTTCGCTAAGGGTGGGGGGAGGGGGTCACGGTGCGGCAACTGGCGTGATTATTGGGATTCAACACTGGGGTAGTTTTAAAAAATCCCAAGAGACACGGGGGTAGGTTTAAAAAATTACAGATAGGACAAGTGAGGCTTGGTGTATCTGCCAATTTTTAAAAATTGGGGTAAAGGGGAGACCCTTTGGGCGTCCCTACGTTCGGCCCATTCGCCCCCTCAAAGCGGGGGGCTCATTATGGATGGGGGGAAAGGGTGGAGGTCGTCAAGCATTATTTTCAAGAAATGTTGAAATAGTTTGTAGATTGAAAGGGTTGGGGAATTTTACACAATAGGCTTGACAGTCAAATTGGGGGGCGTCAGGAAATGGAGGATGGAGCAAACGGAGGAAGAGAAGCGGGCTGTTAGGGCGCAGTTGAGAAAGGAGGCTGCGGCGTCGGTGCAGGAGGTGGGGGAGGAAAACAAGATGCTTTTGGAGTACAAGAAGCCGGGGAAGGCGGTGCAGATTGTGGAGGCGTTGGCGGAAGGGAAGAGTACAAAGTGGATCAAGGAGAAGTTCAAGATTGACTGGAATGCGTTGTGCCGGATTCGGACGACCCATGCGGATTTGATTCGGCGAAGGCGGGAGGTGATTGCGGAGGATGCGCTGGAGCTGGCGGAGGGGACGCGGATGCTGGCAATGGACAAGATGGCAATGATGAGCGATGACCCGGAGATGCTGGCGGCGACGCCCTTGCGGGATTTGGCGCTCAGTTACGGGATATTCACGGACAAGCACATCTTGGCTACGGATGGGGGGAACAAGATGATTGTGGAGCACCAAGGGGCGAAAGCGGTGAGCTTGGCGGATGCGGTAAAGGCGATTGAGGAAGCAAAGGCTTTGCTGAAGGGCCGTCGGGAGGCCGTGGAAGTGGTTGTAAGCGAACCCGTGGCTGAATTAAAGGCATGAGCATGGTTTGGAAGGAACATGCGTTGCTGAAGCCTCCGACGGCGGAGGAGATGGCAGAGATGGAGCCGGAAAAGCTGGTGGAGCTGCATCGGCTTTACCATGCGGCGATTGAGAACAGCTTAAGAGATCCCTATCGGCACGGCTGGGAGTTCGATAATTGGAAGGTGGCGGACAAGTTATTGGTGGATGCCCGTACTTTGCTGCTGCTAGGCGCCAATCGCAGCGGAAAGACCTTTTACGGGGCCAAGGCAGTCATCAAGGCGGCGATTAACAACCCAGAGAGCACCATCTTCTGCTTTTCGCAGGATGCCCAGACGAGTGTAATGGTGCAACAAGCGGCGGTATGGGGCATGTTACCGGCAGAATTGCGGCAGCGGGTGACAAACGAAACGCATTACGTCAGCTATTCGCAGCAGAACGGCTTTGCGGGGTACAAGCTGACGCTGCCGAACAAGTCTCAGATCGTTTTTAAGACGTACACGCAGTTTCAGCAAAACGAAAGCATCCTAGAGGGTCAGAAGTTAGGCAGTCCGGCGCCTACGGTGGTAAACATTGGGGCCTGGTGCGACGAATACCTGCTCGGGATGGCCATGCTGGACCGCTTGTATCTGCGGTTGGCGACGCATGATGCCAAGTTGTTGCTCACGTTTACGCCGATTCATGGCGAAACGGAGACGGTGAGGAACTATCGGGGCGGGGCTCGGACGATTGAAGAGCGGGATGCGCCCTTGATGAAGGAATTGCACGGGCTGGAGGGCTACAAGGTGCCCTATGTGCAGCAGAACGCCCAGAAAAACACGGCCATCATCTATTTCCACACGAAGGACAACCCGTGGGGCGGGTACGAGACCGTAGCGGAGATCTGCCGGGCGAAGAACGACGTTTCTTACACGCTTATGTCGGCGTATGGGGTGCCGACAAGCAATGCGACGACGAGTTTTCCCTGTTTCGGGGAAATGGTAAATGTCGTCAAGCCAGAGGACATACCAAAGGGTTTGACTTATTACATGGTGCTGGACCCTGCCGGCAAAAAGAACTGGTTTATGAGTTGGATCGGGGTGGATGCGTCCGACACCTATTGGGTGGTGGCGGAGTGGCCGGATGTGACGTTTGGCGACTGGGCAAAGACCAACGGCGGCAAGTGGGTGGAGGGCGAGGGAGCACGGGGCCGGGGGTACGGCTATGACGACTACATCGACATTATCAAAAACGTCGAAAAGCAGCTTGGGATTGCCGAAGTGTACGAGCGCCTGATTGACCCTCGTCTGGGTACAAACAAACACCAGACGCTAATGGGTAGTTCCTCAATCATGGAGGAGATGTGCAACCTCGGGATGCGCTTTGTCCCGGCCCCAGGGCTGCATATCAACGAAGGATTGCAAGCTTTGCAGAGCAAGATGGCGTACAACGTCAAAAAGCCGATTGATGGGCTGAATCGCCCGCATTTCTACATTAGCAATAGGTGCGAGAACACCATCTTGGCGCTGAAGGAGTACATCGGCGAGGACGAGAAAGAGATCTTCAAAGACCCGATTGATTGCCTGCGGTATGCGGCGATTGATGGCATCCGGTACGTTGATATTAAGGCAGGCGGTAGAGGAATGAAAACCCGAGGAGGCTATTAATGAATGCAACAACAGCAAAACGGCGTGGACGTAAACCCCAGCCCCAACGTGAGCCGCAACCTGGGGACATCCGATTTATGTCCTTGGCCAAAGAGATGAAAATGGCCCCGCCTGAATTGGCAAGGTTGCGAGACAATCACCTTTGCGAAAAGGATTTCTACGAGGTTGACGGGGCCAAATGGTTTACAGCATCCGGGGCCGACAAGTTGCGTTTAGCCGTGGAAATTCCGATGGTGGTGCCCAAGCGGCTCAAAGCGCATGTGATTCACCCGGCGCGCAACGAAAACTGGGTGTTTGCTGCCATTGAAGGGCGCGACGGCAAGTATCCTGTGGCAATTCCCCGCCGGCTAAAAGATCGTCTCATCGGCAAATCCATTTTTGTCGATTGTATCAAGGACGAGTCGGGAGGGGAAAGTTTTCGCCATGAATTGCTCACCGGACTCTGAAAAAGACCTTACAGAAGACCCTGTGTGGTTGAATCAGCAAGCAGACAGGTTTCTTGCCTTTGAAATGCTTTATCATGTGGTTCATGCGTCTTACAACGAAGTCGTTCCCTCTGCTTTGGCGGACAAGCTTGGGCTGAACTATAAACTTGTTTCCACGATGATCAGGCAGATTGGCAGACGCGAAACCACTAGCCAGCTCAAGCAACGTTTCAATGAACAACTCTAACGACCACACTCAGGCCATGTTGTACGTCGGCGACAAGCCGAACATTATGGCGCTAAAGACCGCTTATGACCAGACGTTAAACGACTTGGGTTGGTACATGACGACTTGCCGGGATAGCTTTGACTATCGGCGCAACATCTGGGCGGGCAAGGCAAAGGACTTGTTGAAGCATGGGGCCGATGCGTTTCCGTGGGAAGATGCGTCGGACACGGAAGTTTTTCTGATTGAAGAGCACATTGACGCTTACGTTTCGCTGTTCATGTCGTCTTTGGGACGGGCAAACATTCGAGCGTTTCCGGTGGAGATGGGCGACGTAGGCCGAGCCAAGGTTGTTTCGGCGTTCCTGAAGTGGATGATTCGGACGTATATTCCCGATTTTGCTCGGCAAATGGAGTTGGGCGCCAACTACCTACTTGAGAAGAACGTAATGATTACTTACGTTGGTTGGCAGAAGGAAGCGCGCACTTTCTTGCAAAAACTGGACATTAACCAGATTGCCGAAATTAGCCCGCCGCTGGCCCGCCTAGTTTTGAGCGGTGAAAACGACGAACAGCTTATTATGCTGTTTAAGCAGCAGTTTGCGGGCATTAAAGACAAGCGCATCAAAAAGGCGCTGATTCAGCTTCGTAAGGACGGCGTCGCCGAACTGCCCGTTGTGCGGCAGTCAATCAATGCCCCCAAGGTGGCGGCGCTGGCGCCAGATGGTGACGTTTTCTTTCCCGCCTATACGACCAACCCGCAAGAGGCTCCATATTGCTTTTGGCGCGTCATTATGACGGCGCAGCAGCTTTGGAACAAAGTTGAGACTGAAGGCTGGGACGAAGAGTGGGTAGAGCAGGTTCTTAAAGGCCCTACGGCATCCGTGGAGATGGGCGAACCGCGTACCAGCGCCACCCGTAGCCGCACCGTTAACACGTCTAGCAACGAACTGTTTGAGGTGATTTATTGCTATCAACGCCTCATTGACGACGATGACGGGAGCCAAGGCATCTATTGCACGGTGTTCCATCCTCATTTTACGGGCAAAGTGGACGAACCGGCCTATGCCAAGCGTGAACTTATGAACGGCTACGACGACTACCCTTTTGTCGTTACTCGCCTTTCCGAAGACAACAAGCGCCTCTACGAGTGCAATACGCTGCCCGAAAAAATGCGTGGCGCCCAGTGGCAGGTAAAGGTGGAACGTGACTCCAGAATCGACCGGAACAGCCTTGCAACGTGTCCCCCGCGCATGGTGCCGGACAACTTCAAGGGTTCTCTGGATTGGTCCCCGAAGTCGCTCATTCCCTACCGGCGCATGGGTGAGATCCACTTTGCCCCCGTCCCGCAGTTTAACCCTGGCAGCGTGGAGATCGAGCGCACTATTATCGACGAATGCCGCCGAATGATGGGCCGCGACCCCGAGACAGACGGCTTGGCTACGGTGAAGCAGCAGGCGTTTGTTTCCAAATTCCTGAACCACGTACAGGAGGTCATTCGGTACGCCTTTCAATGCTTTCAGCGGTTTGGCCCCGAAGAGGTGTTCTTTCGCGTCACAGGTGTTTCGGACAGCGTGAAGTTTTCTCGTGGCGACCCAAATGAAAAATTTGACATCACGATCATGTTTGACGTGCTAAACAACGACCCCGAGACGGTAGAAAAGCAGATTCAGCAGATGGTGACGCTGAAGCAGATCGACACCGAAGGCCGCATGAAGATGGGCGACGTGCTTGAATTTGTAGCCTATACGATCAACCCGGCAATGGCGGATGCCGTCTTGCAGCCCGCCCAGCAGGCGCAAGAAAACGTCGTCAAAAAGGTCACGGACGACTTGGCCAAGATCTACGCTGGCATCGAGGTGGGGGCGCAACCCAATGGGGCGCAAATTGCCCTCCAGGTGGTACAGCAGTACCTTCAGCAGCCGGATGTTATGCAGCGTGCCCAGCAGGACGAAGCCTTCAAGGCCCGCCTAGAGAAGTACGTCGAACAATATCAATTCCAAATGACGCAGATGCAGAATGCGCAGATTGGAAAGATTGGCACCAAGCCCGCCCAAATGGCCGAGATGCAAACGCAGCAGCTTAATCAAGCCCAATGATCCAAGTATTTGACCATAAGACGCTGGAACGTCTACACAACAGCTCCGATTTTCTTGCCTTGATGGAGCACGTCAAGGATTGCCGCGAGGGCCACATCCGTGATTTGCACGGCGCTACAAGCGAAACCATACAGCAAATTAGCGGGCGGATTCTTGCTTTGGATGAACTGCTGGCCCTTGTTTCCTATACGGAGTTCAAAGAACGATTCCGAAAACTTCAAGGATAGGTGTGTGCTATACTCCGAATTACGCAGTCGCCTTGGCGTAAAGAGGGCGGAGTTAGATAACACATTCTATGTCAGAACAAGCAGTCGTACAGTCCATCGCGGAGGACTCTAAACCAGCCGTGGCAGAGAAACCGAAGACGGAGGCCGATTTTATCGCTTCTCGAATCGCCAAGCGCAAGGAGAAGCAGACAAAGCAACCCCCGGCGCCGGAAAAGTCCGAGGCTAGTGCCACGGTGGTAAAGGAAGAAAAGAAACCTGAACCTCCTGAAGCAAAAGCTGAAGACGAGGCGGTACAAGTTCTTTCCAAGCCCATTAATGAACTGACGGAAGAGGAGATTGATCTTCTGGCGTCCAAGGGGAAGAGCGGTCTGCTCAAGCGGGTGTCCGAACTAACGGCCAAGCGCAAGCAAGTCGAAGAACGCCTCGCGGCCCTAGAAGACAGTATCAAGAAACAGCAGCCTCCTGCTCCCGAGCGGATCGAGAATAATCCCTACGAGTCCATTAGCGATATCACCACGCTTAACGGTAAGCGCAAAGAGGTGGAAACGCTCTTGGAAACGTTCGACGACGTACTCGACAAAGCCGATGGTCTGTCAGCCTCCGAAATCATTTTGGAATCGGAAGGCAAGCAATACACCAAGGCTGAAATCAAGGAACTGCGTCGAAAGGCCATTAAGGCCAAGGATAAGTACCTGCCAGCCCAGCACAACGAAATCGTGATGCGGGAGCAGGGAAAACAACTCGAAGCCCAACTCTCGCAGCAGGCGCGCAAGGAAATCTCTTGGGTGGAGAATAACGAGGACGACACTACGAAGCGTTATGCTTCAATGATCAATGACCCTCGTGTTCTGAAAGCCAAGAAACTCGTTCCTGAACTGGCCCCCCAACTGGATTACATCCTAGCCCACGCGGCAAATTCAATGTGGGGCCGGCGTCTGATTGTAGATGACAAGCCGTCCAACGGCAAGTCGCCCTCTCTTACGCCTCCGTCCAGTCCCAGCACGTCCACAGCGGCTCCTACCAATGTCGATGCGCGAAAGGAAAAGTCCATTAAGGAATTGGAAAGTCGGTTTAGAGAAAGTCAAAGCACCAACGACTACTTGGCCCTTCGCACAGCAAAACATCAATTACGTAAGCGTATTTAAACCATGTCCTTCTCAAACACCTACGACACGACCTCTCCGGGTTCTGCCGCGCTCAACCGCGAGGAAATCGAATCGGCTGTCGCCCTGCTCGCCCCGTCGTCCACGCCCGTGTACTCGATGGCCGAAAAGCTCAAGATTCGCGCCACTTTCCATGAATGGGGCATCGACAAGTTGGCTGATGTCAACACCACGTCGGTTGCCGAGGGCTCCGACGTTACTAGCTTTACCAACAAGTTCGCCGATCTCGCTCGCGTGGGCAATTACGTCCACACGCTGCGGCGCGAATTTATGGAAACCAACATCCAAAAGGCTGTTGATTCGGGCGACGCCTCTACCTACGCGAAGGCCGAACTGAAAGCCATTAAAGAACTTAAGCGCGACATTGAGGCGACCATCCTTGGCACCCAAGATCGTGCGGCAGAGAACGGTGGCGGCACCGCGTACACGCTGCGCGGTCTCGGCGACTGGCTGGATTCGACCGGCCCGTCCGATGTCCCTGCGGCCTATCGCACCCCGTCGGGCAGCATTCACGCTACCGGCGCCATGTCGGAGGTCGCGTTCAATGGTCTTATTACGTCGGTTTACCGCACGAGCGGCGAAGCGGCGGATTTGACGCTCGTTGCCGACACGGCACTTCGTACCGTTATTACCGCCTACACCCAGGCGGACACGACCACGGGTGCGATTCGCACGTATAACGCGAACAGCGGTGACGGCACCATCAAGCTGTTCGTAAAGCAATATATGGCGGACAACGGTTCGGTGTCCATCGTCAACATGAACCCCGTTACCTCGCCGGACACGACGAACAAGGACGTGGGCTATCTTATCAACCCGGATTACCTCAAAGTTGGCGAACTCATCCCGATGGGCACCAATTCGCTGCCGAATCTCGGTGGCGGCGAACGCGGGTTTGTTGATTGGACCGGCACCCTCATCGTTAATCACCCGGCTGCGCATGGTGAGATCGTTGGTCTGTAACCACAACTAAACAACCTAAACTAAATACTTACATGCCTAAGCTTACCATTAACGAAAACGCCGGTTTTACCGACGGTTTTCGATTCAGCTATCTCGACCTGCAAGAGACTGGCTTTTTGTCCACGCTTGGCGCTGCTAATCAGCGCATCATTGGCACGGTGCCAAAAGGCGCATACGTTGACCTTTTTGTCGTATCGTTGGTTACGGCGGAGGCTGGTGCTTCTGACATTACGCTTGATTGCGGCGTTACGTCGAATGACCCGGACGAGTTTATTGATAATCTTGACCTCGACGGAATCACGCAGGCGGCGGTTAATACGGGCGATGCTTTGCTTCAAAGCACGACCGGCGCGACGCTTCCCATTCGTGGTTATTTCAACAACACCACTGCCACCGTTTCCATTTACATGGAAGTGAATGGCACGATTGCCAGCCTTACGGCTGGTGAATGGGTACTTGCTTGGCGCGTCAGCGATCCCAACCTCATTAAGTAACCGCGTATTGCATTGACTAGCGCCTTGGGGCACTCCTTAATCGGGGTGCCCCTTTTTTATGAGGTTTCACGTAGTTGCCAATCCGCAATCCAACACGACCCGCGAGTTCAGCCAATGCGGGTTTTCTCAGAAGACGATTAGGTTTTGCAAGCTTCTTAAGATGGGCGGGCACACGGTGTACCTGTACGGTGGCACCCAGAACGAGGCCATTTGCGATGAGTTTGTGTCCTGCTTTACCGAGCAGCAGCGAATTGGGATCTTGGAGATGAAGCACTATACCTATCCTTCGTGGAATCCCCGGTTTCCGCTTTGGGTGGACTACCGAGTAAACGTGGCCAAGGCCATCCACGAGCGAAAGCAACCGGGTGATTTTATCTGCCATTTGGGCGGCAATTGCCTTTCCGAATTGGAAAATCTGGTGCCAGGACATAAGGTAGTGGAGTACGGCATTGGGTACTCGGGGTACGCGAGCAAGTGGCTGGTGTTTGAGAGCTATGCGTGGATGTCGTTTTGTTTTGGGGTAGAACGCAGTTTGCATAACCCGGTAAACCCAAACACGCACGTCATCCATTCCTTCTACGATAATAAGGAATTTCCCATAAACCCTCGGCCAGGTACTTATGCGTGCTTTGTAGGGCGTCTAACGTCAGGTAAGGGCGTTTCTGAGGCTTGTGAGGCCGCAGCTAAAGCCGGGGTGCCAATGCTGGTGGCGGGGATGGGTGACAATCGACTTGTAACGCACGGGGCCAAGTATTTGGGGCCAGTGAGCCTAGCTGACCGAAACGAGCTGATGGCGGGCGCGCTGGCGGTGTTTTCTACGACCAAAACCTTTGAACCGTTTGGAAACGTGGCTTGCGAGGCCCAGATGTGCGGTACGCCGGCCATTACGTCCGATTGGGGCGGCTTTGTGGAAACGGTGGAAAACGGCGTTAGTGGTTATCGTTGCCGGAACGTAGATCAAATGGCGGCAGCATTAAAAAAAGTTGGAAACCTAGATCGTGGTAAAATTGCTTGGAGTGCCAGGTCCAAGTGGGGGCTTAAACGCAAGTCGGTTGAATACGAGGAGTATTTCAGCCATTTGGCTTCCCTCCCCTGCTGATATAATGTCGGGACAATGAACGTTATTGTCACGTCGATACCGTCCGACAGAGCTATTCGGGATGCGCTGATTAAGGAGGTCAAAACGGGGTTCCAACTGGCCAAGGAACTGACCCGAAAGGACGAAATCGTTGCGGCGGCTGAGGCCAAGGCCCTGCGAGGCCATCGCCCTATTGGTAAGGACGTAAACATGCGTTGCGTCGCCGTTTACCCCCAAGACGAGTATTTGCGCCTCGTGAACAAATACGGGCATAAAGAGGTGTCTAGCAAAGGGTTTATTCGCTATTTCCAGAAGAAATTCCCTGAGCTGTCGCCTAACAAGCTCTAATGCAAACCGCCACTTACACGAGTTTGCTTTCCTTGGTCAAGGGGCTGACGGGCAACACCACCTTTGCCACGGCTGAAACAACACTTGTTGGCGAGTTTATTAACCGGCGGATCTACAACGCCTACCGCCAATACGACTATTGGCCCCGCTACTTAGTGTTGGGAGAACAGCGGGCGGTATCTGACAGTACGATTCCGTTTACGCAGGTGACGTTAAACAGCATCGACACGTTCTTTCGCATCTACGATAACGAACCGCACGTAACCAATAGCGTTTGGGAGTACAGCTTTGTTGTCACATCGGCTGGTGCCCGACTCTTAGTTAACACGACATCGGCTACGACGGCCTACGTGGACTACAAAAAGCGGTGGGAAGGGGACTACAACTCCACCACGAACGCCAACGTTCCGTTAGAGTTTTACCATTACGCGGCTCATGCGGCGGCTGCTGATTTTCTGCGGTACGATAAGCAGACCGAGAAGGCAATGGCGGAAGAACAGTACGCCCAAAGCCTGCTTGTTCTTGAAATGACCAACCCAATGAACGTCCGCAATGCCATGAACGCAGGCGTTCGGGTTCGCACCCACGCCAGCGCCCAGTCCCGTTAATTTCCTATCATGTACAACCTTCTTTATCTTGTTCCTACTGTCGGTGCCACCGATGAGCGTCTTGCCGTCAGTTCCAGCTCCGTATCGCTTGCCAGCGCCTCTTGGAGTGACAACACTCGCGCCGTCATCATTGATGTCCAGACGGCTAACGTGATGGTGACGTTTGACGGCAGTACGCCCAGCGCCACGAACGGCCATGACCTGATTGCCGGCGAAAAGTACACTTTTCACCGAGAAATGGCTAAAGCGGCTAAGTTCATTCGAAAGACGAACGACGCCGTGGTTCATGCCACCGAGCTGACGTACTAACGTGAATAAGGGGCTGGCCTCAATTGCAAACCAGTTGGGGCAAAAAGTGGCTACTGCTATTGCCGCCAAAGTGGTCGTTCCACCACAACCATAATGAACAAGGGACTTGCAGCTTTTAATAACCAGCTAGGGCGGCGGCTGGGTTATGCCGTGACGGCGGGCACGGTGTTCTCTTCGTCCGCGTCTCTCGACCCTGGCGAACCCGCTTCAACGGTCAACATCGTGACCGACGACGGCACCCTTTTTGTCACTGACGACGGTTTCGAGATTATCACTTCCTAATGAAAAACCAGCTTCTCAAAATCGCCCTGTTCGTCGGCATTCCGGCGATCCTGTTTGCGGCGTCTGCCCGAATCAAAGACTTTGGCACTACGGCAACCACGGTAAATAATGACGACTACGTGCCAATTGACGGTGCGACCAGTGGCACGCGCAAGATTCTTGGTGCTAGGTTTTTAACTAATGCGAGCGTTACGGGTACGGGCAACGTGGTGTTCGATACTTCGCCAACGTTCCCCAGCAACCTAACAATCACCGGCAACGCCACCCCCTCGACCACGACGGCTGGCACAATCAGCTTCGATACGAACGCTTGGGCGGCATCCCGTGGTTCGTTTCAGGCGTATGACGGGACGGCAAACATCATCCTCCTCGGAGCCTTGGCCAGCGACACGCCGAGCAATGGGCAGGTGCCAACGTGGAACACGGCTGGCACAATTACTTGGGAGACACCACCGAGCGGCATGGGCGGGAACTACACGGTAACGGGAAACGTTGTCGCCTCCTCTGGCAATGTGACAATCCAAAGCGCGTCTGGGCAGAACATCACGCTTACCCCTGGTGCTGGCGGGGCAATCATTATGGGCACCGTGAACGCCACGGCGGTAAACGCCGGCAATATCACTGGCGCGACTGGCAATCTTCAACTGTTCGTGGGCAATAGCACGACCGGAAACTTCACGATAGGTAACTTGGTTGAGGGAACCGGCATCGACATCACCAAAGGCGCTACGGATGTAACGATTACATCGACAGCGGCTAGCAACATCATTGTTGGCAATACCACCGTTACCACGAACTCAACGGGTAATTTGACGCTTATTGCGGGCGACAATATCACGCTGACGGCAAACAATACCAATAAAAGCGTCACAATCAACGCGACTGGCGGCGGAAGCGGTGCCGAAACGGGCGATGTAAAGTTTATTCTCGACAGCGCCAGCGTGCCAAGCGGATGGGCGCTCACGGGCGTTAATGGCATCGCGGCCTTCACGACGCCGGACGCCGACTACAAGCCGGTGATCAAAATGGCAGGCACCGTAGCGACGCCAACCTTTTCACCGGCAGCGGGTGCCGTCGCCAGTGGGACCACGATTACGTTTTCGTCAGCGACCAGCGGCGTTACCTTCATGACGACGAACAATACGACCGATCCTAGCCGCTCAGTCGGCACCGCTGGCGGAACATGGACGGTATCAGCTAACCAGACACTCGAGGTAATGGCGTACAAAGACGGCGCCTACTTGATCGACAGCGCAATTGCGAGTGCGGCGTACACGATCACTGCTGGCTCGCCGACGTGGTATTACCCACCGGGAATCACAAGCAATCCGGCTGCTTTAGACGATAACAACGTTGTTGATAATGCGTACGCTGGCTTGTCCAAAATCACGTTTTCTTCGGCAGGCACCGTTACGAAACTCGGCTTCTGGACGAAGTACACAAACGCCACTTCGACGTTGAAGATGGCGGTCTACGACTCCAGTCGAGTTCTTATCGGCTCTGGCGTCTCAGCTTCGATCACAACGGGTAACGATGTGTGGCAAGAGATTACAGCCAGCGTGACGATCCCATCAGCCGGGACGTACTACATCGGTCTTTCCGTGGATGGTCCTTTCGATGGATCTCTGGTTGGTAAGCGGACCTCAACCTCCTCGGGCGATGACTTTCAAACTTATGACTCTGGAAGCTACGGCAACTTTCCCGGTTCGCTCACTGGGCTAGCTTCCGGCAGCTACCCTTGGGCCGTCCGCGCTGAACTTACACCATGAAACACTTCATTTTTTACTGCGTTATCTTCGCTACCGCGATTGCTCTGCGTGGCGCGGATGCGTTGCCAGACGAACGCAAGCCGATTAGTTGGACGCCGGGAACCACAGTTGGTGTCCACGGAGGCATTCCGTCGGCGGGTTGGACTGTGGTTGACCTGACCACGCTCGGCGTCGCAACAGGAAACTCAGCCGCAGCAAATTCGGCGGCGGTGTCAGCCGCAATCACCACTTACAACGGCACCAACACGGTGCTCTACTTCCCCGCCGGAACCTACCAGTGGAACGGATACACGGCAGGCTCGAACCAAAGCGGTTTTGCGCTGCGAGGGGCAGGCATGTTCCAGACTACGCTAGTATCGAATGCGGGAGGCGCAGCCTTCGCGATTGGAGCGGGTCCGGGCTTTGGACAGCCCGCTTATAATCCCACGGGAACGGTCGCATCTGGGTTTACGCGGGGTAGTACATCAATTACCGTTACCAGCAACGGCAACGGGGTCGGTTTCCGGTCTGGCGAACTGCTGTATTGTTCCATCCCAAACGATCCAGCCATCCCGGTGCTGGCATACAGCAGTCAGGAAACAGGTTTTCTTGACCACATGAATTATGTCGTCACGGCGACCAACACCGGGGGTGGGTCATGGACGCTTACGTTGAGGCAGCCGATTTCCCGCGACTACGCCGGGACTATCACTGTCGATCAGGCGCAGCCCGGTGTAAACACATCGAGAAATGTCGGCATTGAAGACATGACGCTAAACTGCAACAGTGTCGTGAGTCGAAATGGAGTTGTATTTGACTCAGTTCATAACGCATGGGCTAAGAACGTGCGAGTAACAAATGCAGACAACTATCCGTTTTCAATCTATAATTCGGTCCATGCAACCATTACCGGCTGCTTCGCAGCGGAGTCTATCGGCACGGGCTCTTCTCACGCCGGAATCGCAATCTATTCTAACTGCAATGGCGTCTTGGTGGAGGACAACATCGTAGTCGGAAACTTTGCGGGAATTATCGTTCAAACAAGCGTCAACTGCGCGGTCTCGCACAATTTTCTCTTCAAATGCTTGGTCACACTTTCTCCCAATCACTCAGCCTTCCCTCATCACAATGTATATGAGGGAAATGTCGCCGATAACGCAAATACTGACGGCACCCACGGTGGAACATCCACTTCAACGTTCCACCGTAATTGGTTTATGGCCGTATCTAATGCTACGTCTCCTCTTCCCCCAACGACGTGGAACACGTCCACCGGGCTACCAGTCGGCGCGGTGGAGAGTTACGGGTTTTCAGCAAAACGGTGGACGGTGAAATACACACTGCTCCGCAACATTTTCGGAACACCGGGATATTCTAACCCGGTCGGGGCACTCAACCTCGACGGACAACCAAATCTCGGCAACGGGTTCAGCTACGGTTACGGAACCTACGGCGGCGCAGCGGCAACCTTGAGTGTAAGGACCAGCGATAGTGCGGGCACGGTAACGGCACCGAGTGGCCACGGCATTACGACCGGAAGCTACACGGATGTTTATTGGGGCGCGCTTGATGCTGGCTATAACAAATCTTTTATTCGTCGCAACATGCTCGTCGGAACTGTCAGTGGAGGCACGATCCCAGTGAGCGGTGGATTCGGACATGTTCTTCCAGCTCAGGCGAGTGCAGTTTTCGTCCCGACTAGCAACACCGCAGTCAGGACTTACCCGCAGGATTGGGACGGCACTAATTTCCGTCCCCATCGTTGGGCCGCAACGCTCACCGCCAAAAACGAGTGGACGAGTCTCGTGTTTACGGTCACAGCCGCTCAGTCTTCTGTTGCCACTGCGCAGGCTCGTGTGAGTCGGGCAATTTCCGAGATGCCATATGCCGGCGTTACCACCTTCCGAATCTCCGGCTTTCAAACCGCCGAAGGGGACATTCTAATGTCGGGTTCGACGCTGACGTTAAATCTTGGGCTCGGCTCGTGGTTCAGTGGTCTCACGGTCGGAAACACGTACACACTCGACCCTTCGTCCGCCGGGTTTCAAGAACTTGACCTTGACGTGCGCCGCACGACGATTGCACGAGCCAACCGCACCTATCAAGGCACGCTAGTGCTCGACGATTTGCAGGCGGGCGAGACAACTCCAGCATCTTATATTTACGGATCGGCACCGGGATTCCTGACTGGCTACGCATTTCCAGTCTTCGACGTTGATAGCATAGGCACACTCTCCGTTCGCCGCCTGCCTGCGGGGGATCGGTACATGACGTTCTTGGACACGGGGAGCTTCGATGGCACCACGGTAGCGACTCCACAGTTTAGTCCGGCGCCCGGCACGCACGCGGCGGGCACGACGCTGACGATCACGTGTTCCACCACGGGTCACGCGACGTACTATACGACGAACGGATCGGACCCGACAACTTCGAGCACGCTCTATTCTGGTCCTATCTCGCTTTCTGTTGGGACGACCGTCGTCAAAGCGCGCTCGTTCAAGTCCGGCTTAACTGATTCCGCGATTCAAAGCGGCACGTATATCCTCGTCAACGCGCCCGTCGCGGCTTCCGGCCTCAACGCGACGACCGCGAGCACGACACAGATCAATGTCACGTGGAACGATAACTCCGACAACGAAACCGGATTCCGCCTTGAGCGCCGGATCGGAGCCGGCTCATGGAGCACGGTCACGACGACCGCAGCGAACGCGACCAGCTACAGCAACACAGGGCTCACGCCGGCCACGACCTACGAGTACCGGGTGTATGCGCTCAATGCCGCGGGCGACTCGACGGCGTCGAACACCGACTCAGCGACTACGGATTCCGAAGGTGGCGGTGGCGGTGACGCCAACGCTACGATCCAAACCCTAAACGTCGGCACGCTCAACATCCAATGAACACGTCGCAACTTCAGGGCGCTATCCGCACGCTCATCGCCTACCTCGCCGGCCTAGCTGCGGGCAAAAGTGAGGCCCTGCGCGGAATTGCCGACCCGCTTTTAATTGAAGCTGTAACCACGCTGGTAGTCGCCGCAGTCGGTCTTTGGTCCTTCAAGTCCAAGTCGCCAGCATCTACGCCGAACGAACCGCCCAAGCTATGAAACGCCTCGTACTACTCATTCCGCTTCTCACCGCAGGCTGTTTCTCTCACAAGCTGCCGCCGGATTCTTACATGCGCGGGGTTAAGTCTGAAATCAACACGCCTTGGGGTTCGCACAAGTTGGACATTCAGGAAGCGGGCACAGGCACCGCAGCCGTCAATGCCAGTAGTTTGAAGCCATGAGTTACGACGAAAACTCCAATGATGCAATGTTTTCGCGTATACTTGGCCGACTTGACCAGCAAGCTAAAGAAACCGCTGCGTTTCGAGCTGATTTGCTTCAAGTTCTTGGTGAATTACGCAACGAGGTAAAACAAACCAACGGGCGCGTGTTAAGTTTGGAGCGTTGGCGGGACGTTATTACGGCTAAGGTAGCAGTTATTTCAGTCGTCGTTTCATTTATCATGGGTGGCATAGCTTGGGTTTTTAATCATTTGCTTTAAGCTTCCAAGCCATGCGTGGCCCTGATGATGACGATGATTCGGACAATGGGGACGATTTCATCAACGTATGAGCATCAGCCGGCGCCAGCAGATTAGGCTTCACATTCGCTGCATTAGGTGCCACGCTGTCCATACAGCGCGACATTTAAGGGCAATGTTTTGGAGCTTTCCCGGCCTTATCCGCGCTCTTCTTAACCTATGAGTGAAAACCAAACGCCAAAAACCAACCCCGTCCAAGGTAAAGGAAACGAAGAGCGTTTTACCTTTGAGAAGTGTCCTTCTCGCCAAGAATGAAGCCAAAGCGGTTCGTCATCGCCGGAGACAATCACGGCGATCAAGTGGACGAGGAAACAGATCGGGCGCTGGGGGCGTTCTTAAAGGAGTTTAAGCCCGAAATCAGGATTCATTCGGGCGATTGCTTTGACTTTCGGAACTTTAGGAAAGGAGCGGGGGACGACGAAAAGGCGCATTCCTTGGCTGAAGATTGGGAGGCGGGAAGCCAGTTTCTAAGGAAGTTCTTTGAAGGCGGAAAGCAGAACGTCCTTTTGCGTGGCAACCACGATGAACGCCTGTGGTACTTGGAGAGTGCTGTAACGGGGGTCTTGCGAGACTACGCCCGTGACGGCATAAAGCAGTTTACGCAGCTTGTCAGCCGATCTAAGGCTACGATGCTTCCCTATGACGCCCGTCTAGGGATTTTTCGTTTAGGGCACATGAAGGTGGTGCATGGCTACTTTGCGGGGCTAAGTTCGGCTAGACGGCATTCCATTACTTACGGAAACTGCCTTTTTGGGCATACGCACGCGACAGATTCGGCCCCGGTGGAGAATGCGGACGGGCCGGCAGAAGCGCGAGGCATTGGCTGCTGCTGCAAGATAGACATGAGCTACAACCAGCACATGCCGGGGAAGCTGAGGCACAACAATGCTTGGTGCTACGGATTCTTGTTCGAAGACGGGACCTATCAGTTGTTTCAGGCCAAAAAACTCAATGGGAGATTCTATGCCGCGACTACAATCAAAGAGCTTTGATAACGCTTGGACGGAGTTAATTCAAAAGACACTTGTTCAAGGATCAAATGGTAGGCCAACGGGGGAAGGGTGGAAGTCAGTGAGGGAATTTGCTCAAAGCCGCACTCCTAAAATTACCCCGGCTCATGCTAGAAATATCCTGCATGACCTAGTTGACAAAGGAATGCTAGAAGAGTCTAGGGCTAGAATTGGGCGCTATTGGAATGTGTTCTATCGCCCCGTAATCCAATCGGCAAAAAGATCGGCAAAAAGCAGGCATTGAAGGATGGTAAACTGTTGACTTTAATAACATGGGTCTGGCCGACAAAGTAAGGGAGCAGATTGAAGAGGCGCAACAGGTTAAGTTGCGCAAGGTTATTGCATCAATCCAAGGCCCTACTGGCCCCACGGGACCAACCGGACCTTCGGGTGGACCTGCCGGACCCACGGGGCCTACAGGACCGACAGGACCAACCGGTCCTACGGGTCCCACGGGTCCAACAGGGGCCGATTCAACCGTTCCCGGACCTACGGGGCCTGTTTCTACGGTGCCTGGACCCACTGGCCCTACTGGCCCCACAGGGCCAATTGGACTAACGGGAGCAGATTCCACTATACCTGGTCCTACTGGACCCACTGGCCCCACTGGCCCCACTGGCCCCACAGGGCCGACAGGTGCAGATAGCACGGTGGCTGGTCCTACGGGGCCTACGGGTCCAACAGGATTGACGGGACCAACCGGCCCTACGGGGCCAACAGGACCGACAGGGGCCGATTCAACCGTACCGGGGCCGACGGGTCCGACGGGTCCGACGGGTGCCGCATCCACGGTAGCAGGCCCCACAGGTCCGACAGGTCCGACAGGCCCAACAGGCCCGACAGGCGCAGATTCTACGGTGCCCGGACCCACAGGCCCTACGGGTCCAACAGGCGAGACGGGTGAATCAACCACCATTGACGCTTCGCGAACGGAAAACCTGTTGGTCGCGCTTTCCCGGATTGTACGTTTGCTGGAATCTTCTGCCGTGGTGGATCAGCAACAGCGTCAGCGTGTTTCATTGGATAGCATTCCGGCGGGCGTAACCCTCCCAACCGTAACGACGGTGGGCACCGTAACGACAGTGGGCACCGTAACCACGTTGACTACGCTTACAAACGCAACCGCCATTGCTGGTATGGACAGGGAGCAATACATCAACATTGCAAACAACACTTACGCGCAATCAATTCGTAAAGGTTTGACGTTCGTTTGAGGTAATTGCCATGCCTGCATCTAACGTTGAGATAATGCGGACAGAAGACTTGCTGGTAGCTGTTTCCCGCATAACCAAACTGCTTGAATCGTCCGGTGTCGTAGATCAGCAACAGCGTCAGCGCCTATCGCTGGATACTATCCCTGCTGGTGTAACGTTGCCGACGGTGACAACAGTGGGCACGGTTACAACAGTGGGCACGGTTACAACCGCCAGCACGCTTACAAATGCTGCGTCCATCGCTGGTATGGATCGCGAACAGTACATAAACATCGCCAAGAACACTTACGCCAATCGAATCCGGGCTCAATTGTCATTCGTCTAATTTATTTCCATGCCAGCACTAAACAAAAACACACTCACCCAGGCTGTTGATCTCCCGACGTGGGAATGGACGCGGTTTGCGCCAGCCGTGTCGTCGGCAATCTCTTCTTCCTGCTCTGCGGACAACGGCAACTTTCTGCCGTCCGATCATGGCCGCTACATCTACTACCTGATTTCCGCCACGCAATTTGTCCGCTACGATACGTGGACGGACATGTATCAGCAGTTGCAATCGCCGCCGTTCACGCCAGCGACGATGACTGCGATGAAATTCGCCGGGGCGCTTGGACCCGAAGGGGAGGTTATTTCCGCGACCTCGACCACGCTGCAACTCCCGGCAATCACGCAGGGCAGCATGGTGGGCTACGACGTAGTGATCGTCAGCGGTACGGGTGCCGGACAGCGGCGCACCATTACTGCGGCCGCTGATCCGGTGGTGGCAGACAGTGGCATTGCCACGGCGGTCGCCAACGCGCTCGGTGGCATCACGCTCACCGACACCCTCAAGGCTTTCACCTTCAATCAGTATGAGGGGTACACGTTGCGCGTGGCGAACACGCCAGCCGGTAGCTCGGGCCAGATTCGCCGCATCTTGTCGAACACGGCGACGGTGCTGACGGTTGGAGACACCACGCAAATGAACCGGCCTTGGAACAACCCGGCCATTTTTGCGCCCGCCATTTCGGCGACGGCAGGGTCGCAGACGTTTTACAGCATCGAGTCGCAGGTAGTGACGGTGAACTCGGCGTGGGCTACGACGCCGGACGCAACTTCGATTTTTCGCATCCAGTCGGGCATGGTGCTGCTTGGCAGCGGTGGCGGAACGACGGCCACGCCAGCCGCTCCGTTCTACTCGATGCAGGCTTACGATATCTTGACGGATACGTGGTACATCCTGCCCGCGTATACAAACAACTACGTGGCGGCGTTGACGGATTTGTCCATTGAGCGCACGACGGAAAACGCGTCGATCTGGGAGCGAGGCATTGCGACGGGCGGCACCAACACGACGCTCGTAGATGCCACACGCGGCGTAGATGTCGCCGCGTGGCGCACAAATCAGTGGGCAAACTACTGGGTTTTCGTGTATTCAGGCACAGGGGCGGGAAATATTCGCCGGATCGACAGCAACACCAGCACCACGCTGACTTTTACCAGTCACCTTTCGCCGAACACCGACACGACCAGCCGCTATTTGATTCTCGGCTTCGACGCGGGCACGGCGACGGCGGGCGCATCGACTACGCTCACCGATTCGACGAAAGCGTGGACGACCGACCGCTGGAAGAACTACGTTGTGCGCATTCTGCACGGCACGGGTATCGGGCAGACGCGCATTATCGCCTCAAACACGGCGACGGTTTTGACGGTGCAGAATGCTTGGACGACAACTCCATCAACTGACTCGGTGTTCGCGATTCAGGGCAATCCTGACGCGCTGTATCTCGTTTCCGGCGGTAACGCTGCGATCCTGATGCACAATATGGATTCGATGGTCGCCACGTTTGGGCGACAGCAGGACTGGGGCATCGCTCGCAATGCGTCGGCAGTTGTCGGAGCCAATCAGCCGGTGGCAATTGCGTCCGCAACGTGGGTTGCAAACGTTGCCACGGTAACGACCGCGCACGCTCATCAGTTCAAAGTTGGCGACTCTGTGACTGTGGCGGGCATCACGACGACCACCGCGCTCAACACCACCGCAACGATTGCATCGGTTGCATCTGCGACCACCTTCACATATGCCGTGACCGGCAGCGGCTCACCGACTGTAACGGCTCAATCCACCACGACGCTGACCGACGCCACGAAAAACTGGACGACAAACGAGCACGCTGGGCGGCTGGTCTACCTCAACACGGCGGCAATTACCGCCGCCTCGGGATCGGCAACTGGACAGGTGGTCCGCATCTCAAGCAACACGGCCACCACGCTAACCTTTGCGGCGACGGTGACGGCCCCGACGAACGGTGTCAGCCGCTACTCAATTGCTCGTGGAGACGCCATCGGTACGCTGGACTTCGGCGTGGCAACGGGCACGCAGTCCACCACCACGATTCAGGACACCACCAAAACGTGGGCTGTCAACATCTGGGCGGGTCGCCGCGTGCGCGTGCTCACCTCGGGCGGCCCCATTGAGGTCATTATTGCCAGCAACACGGTCAACACGCTGACCGTCGCGACCATAACGCTTCCGGTCACGCTCGTGACGCAGTACGCGATTCTTGAGGGCAACGCCAAGGGCGTCGGCACCAACGCCAATTGGATCTTCGGCGCGAGCAACTCAGCGTATAAGGGCCGGTTTCTCTTCATTGCACGCGGCGGCGGCGCTTACGGCTTTGAGCGCGTAGACCTGACGACGGATCGCATTAGCGTGATTAACACTTCACCACTTAGCGAAACGCTCACTACCGGCTCGATGACGGCCTACGACGGTGGCGACCGCATCTTTTTCCACAAGGACGCCACGCAGCGTGTGATGAGCCTAGATGTGGTGACCGGCAAGATCAACGGCGCAAGCATGTTCCCGTATGCGGCCCCAACCGCCGTTATTGGAAACCGTATGGAGATTTTCACGACTAAAGACGGGCTCAAGTACCTTTGGCTCAATCGTGCGTCGTTTTCTGAATGTTTTCGGTGCCTCTTATTCTGGTAAAACTATGACCATTGCGACCCTTATTCAACTGTTGGAAAATAGCCTTGTTGCGCTTGCCGAAAGGCGTGCGTTGCTAGTTCGCATCGGCGACATTGCTGGGGTCGTGGCCATTGACGCCGAGGTCGCCGAGACCGAAACCACACTGACAACTATAAAACAAGCCAACGAAGGGGCTTAATCTGTGTTTTTAGGGATATTTTAGTGGCTGAAAAATATCGAATCCACTTGTTGGCATTGCCTAGCACGCAAACTGCCAAGGCATACGATCTATGCGGTTTTACCCAAGTGACAATCCGTTTTGCTCGTTTTTTCAAAGACCTTGGGCACCTCAAGGAGAGCAATAAGGTGAGGGTTAAAGTGTGATAAACTACCCCGATGCCGCTTCTTTCCACCATCGGAGGTGCTTCCGCCTTCGGCTTACGCAAACGTACTGCGGCAGTGACGTATATTTCGGCTACGGGTGGAACTGTAACGACATCTGGCAGTTATAAGATTCACGAATTTACCAGCTCGGGTACGTTCACGGTAACTTCGGCCCCCTTTGGGGCGACAGTGCAGGCAATGTTGGTGGCGGGTGGAGGCGGCGGTGGGTACGGTGGTGGTGGCGGTGGCGGCTACGTGTACAATGCCGCTTTAACGGTCGCTGCGGGCTCTTATACGGCCACGGTGGGAGCAGGTGGGTTTGGCATCTCGGGTGGTCATACAAACGGCGGAAACACGACCTTTAGCAGCCTGACAGCTATTGGCGGCGGCAAGGGTGGTATTGATTCTAATGGTTATTCCGGCGGTAGCGGCGGCGGTGGTAGTGGAGCTGGACGAAGCGGGGGCGCAGCCTTGCAGCCTACGTCTGGCAGTGGTGGCTACGGCTTTGCGGGTGGTCCCTGCGATGTGGATATTTACGACGGCGGTGGCGGTGGAGCTGGAGGTGCGGGAAATATTGATGGTCAATCCGGCGTTGGCCGCTCGGCGGATGTTGGAACGGGCACTTTTGCGGCGGGTGGCTTTGGCAAAGATGGCACCGAATACAACACCAACGGGGCTGCTAACACGGGCGACGGCGGAGCAGCAAACAATGGCAACGGTGGCTCTGGCATCATTCGGATTCGTTACCAATTCCAAGCCTAATGCCTATTTTTTCCCAGTATGGCGCCCTCGACACCCGTTTTTCAGAAACGGGAGATAGTGCATTCTTGCGGGTGAATAACCGTCTTCGGCCCGATCAATTAAAGCCAGGGGAGGTTGCCGTAAGTCTTAATGGGCGAATGGATCTTAATGGCTCTTGGCAACCGCGTAAGGGCGTGCAGGCAGTGGGCGGCACCCTGACGGCTAATACGCGGGCAATTCAGCTATTGGACACGCCAACGTGGAAGTTGTATTCGGGCACGCCCGTCAGCATTTCGACGGCTAGCCGTTCGACTACAACCATCACGATTGTCACCACGGGTTCTCATGGGTTTAGCTCAAATACGTTGGTTTACATTGGTGGGCTGACAGGAACGGTAGACCCGAACGGTAATCGGCTAATTACGGTGACAAATGCCACCACGTTTACGTTTACGATTTCCGGGGCTACGGGGTCTGAAACCTACGGCGGGACGGGTACGGTGGAGGGTGCGGAATTGTCCGGTTCGCAGGTGTCTGGCGTTTACGGCAGTTGCACGTTTTCCGACCCGTCGGACAGCAACAAGTATTACATCATCCGGGCGACGAATCTATCTGCAATTGCCACCAACCTACTAACGGCTGCGGAAACAACCATTGCTTATCCTGTTGGCGTAACGCTTACTTCGGAGGTAAGTTTGCTGCAAGCCTTTGACAAGGTTTACATCTTTATCAACGGTTCCACGGCGCTGGAATGGAATGGGGTTCTTACGGGCAGTCCAGCTTTTACCAAGGTGGCAGAGGGTGCATTTACCCAGCCGGTGTACATGGACGCCGCTAGCAACACGGTAATAACCGATGGCATTGCGACCGTAACGGCTACTGCTCATGGGCTTGCGGTGGGGGACATTGTTTACGTGATTGAAAACAACACGACAATGCTTTTGGAGCATGTGGAGTACACCGTAATGGCAGTACCAACGGTTGATTCCTTCAAGGTGTATGCCCAAGTGCCTGATTCTGTTGCCAGCACCGTGGTTTGGTCAAAGAAGGTAAGTGAGGGCAAAGGCTTTATTCACATGCCGGCCCCGCCCTGGGCGACGTACCACCAAGGGCGTCTCTGGATGCCGTACATGTACGAGCCAACGGTAAGTGGTCCGGTGGCAAGGGATCGGACGGATGAAATCATTGCCTCCGACGTGTTGGACGGAGACACGTATGACGCCCTTCAAAACCAGTTTCGCGTGACGGCGGGCATTAGCGACCACGTTGAGGGGCTGCACCCTTTTGCGGAAGACAACTTGCTGGTTTTTAACCGTAACAGCATCCACCTGATTTCAGGGATTAGCGGTGAGTTGCGGGATACGGTGGTGCGTTTGGTCACGCCTGAGATTGGGTGCGTGGCCCGTCAAACGATTATTCAAGTGGGCAATGAGGTGCTTTTCTTGTCGGACAACGGCCTTTATGCGGCTGAGTTTGGCGACTTGTACAACTTGCGCGGGGCGGGCGTTCCTCTTTCGGAGTCGGTAAAGGCTACGCTTGACCGGCTCAATCGCAGCTACGCCTACAAAGCTTTAGCCAAGTACTACAACAATCGGTACTACTTGGCCTTCCCGATTGATAACAGCACGGTAAACAATGCCATCCTGATCTACAACTTCTTGAACAAAGGTTGGGAGTCGTTGGACACGAATCAGAGCGGATGGGATATTCAGAACTTGTTGGTGGCTTCGTCAGAGGTAACGGGCAGCGGCTTTGGGCGCATCTACGCCATTTCCAGCAATGGTAGCATTCACATTCTTGACGAGCGGGAAGATGCTTACGACTACATCTCCGTTTTGGCGGGGGTGGCGGCAGCATCTTACGCTATTGAAAGCAGCGTTACAACCCGGCAGTACAACTTTGGAATGATTAGCCGGAAGACGTTTTCCGATTTTGAGCTTCAGGTCCAGTCGTCGGACACTGAAAGTTCCAACGGAAACATTGGCGTGATTGTAGAGAACTACGACCACGAAGAGACGTTGACGACGGTGCGTGACCTTTTGGGTGGAAGCAATTTGGACGTGTCGGAAGACGCATCGCTACGTGGTAGAATAGGCAATAAACGCGGTTACGGAATCCAAGTGGTTTTTACCCCTACCAATGGAAGGCCGATACTACGGACGACAAGTGTAACGGCTGGTATTACGAACGCATCAATCTCCCAAGCAACCTAACATGGCCATCTTAGCAACAGGCAACACCTTTGCCACGGGCGACAACCCGACAGCGGCGACGCTTAATGCGGCGGTGAATAGTGCTACGTTTGCTTCGGGAGCGGTGGATAGCAGCACGACGCAGCTTTCGGGTGGGGCTAT